CGTTAGCTACAAGCAGATTGTCTATAGATATATCACCCCAATCTACTTTTAAGTTAGGCATAAAGTTATCTTGGTAGTCAGTCAGTATGTTGCGTAGCGGCTCTAATGTATTCTTCTCGCCGTTCACGTAGTCGAAACCTAAGTTAGCTACCTCTTCACCTACTACATTCCTGAACAAGCTAGACATAACTTCTTGTGCTACCTCTGAACACATAGGTGTCTCTTCTCGTAGCTTGTCAAACACTCGCTTGTACGAATCCTTGTTAGCTGTAGTAAGTGTCTCTCTGGTAAAGAACAAACCCTCTAGCTCTGCAAAGGACAAGTCTTTATCAAACTGCTGCATTGCATAGTCTATTGTTCGTTTGATCTTACGTATGTCTTTAGTAAATAGTTTGTCTGGTGTGTGTATTCCTTTGTTGTTGTTGTAAAAGTCTTTGCTCATCAGTGTCCGTATCAGGGACAACTCTCCACGCTCCATCTTAAACTCTCCTACCTCTCAGTGCAAAAAATAAACCGCCAACCCACAGTAACACATGCAAGTTATCGTATAGTAAAACATCCAGCAAACTGTCAGGCTCACCTACCCATATCACTCCTGTCATTATACAGCAGATTACCAAGCCACTAAACCTAGTTATTATATCCTCTACCCACGGATGATCTAAGTGCAGGTAAGTAAAACCTATCAGTCCACCTAGTAGTAGTCCTATACCTGCACCTAACTCTCCGTATGCTGCGAACCACCAGACAATGTATGGCAGATCAAAAGACTCAGCCCCATCAAGGGTAACAGGAAACTTTGACAACCCCTGCTGTATAAAGATAACAGCTAAAGGTATCCTGAGTAACCAGTGAGATAAACAAAACTCTGGTAACATATTTAATATTCTATTCATGTTCACCTCCAAACATTCTACCGCTAGTTATATTATCAGTTGGATCATTGTTGGACCGTTTGTTTGCCTCTCTGTAAGTCATGGCAGTTATAAAGATACCGCCAATAACCAACGAGTGTCCCATACCACTGATAGCAAACCAGAAAATGTTACCAATCCACAGTGCAAAGATAGCACTCCACATGTATGCTAGTATCTGAAACACTGCATGTGCAGCCATAGGATCTAGCCTTTGGATGTGCCGTAAAGGAGAGTCCTGTATAGTCATTACACTATTCCATGCCTCTTTAAATATACCAAGAATACTTATGATACTCAAAGGCACTATTTTTAGCTTGTCGCTCATCTCTTGTCCTTATCATTTAAATTCATAGGTGAGTAAACTTCACCGTTATACTGTGAGCCACTTTTGTCAGGCCCAACTTCAACACCACTATTACACCCAAAGACTACCACCATCAGAAATAAAACACCGTATATACTAGCTCTCTTAGACCATAAGATAAACAAATCAAATGTTCTTTCTGCCTCTAGCTGTGCCTCCTCTCGTGGTGTCATAGTGCTATCTTTCCTTCTTGCTCATTCTTTAAAAACTGTAGTTGATTAAACTCGTTCTCATCTATGCAGTTCACCATTTCAATAGGGCCGGGTATCTGACCATTGTATGCCATCATCAATCCGTGTGTATATTTCATTATCTCTTTTCTGTCCAACAATGTAGCACGACACTCTATCTCTGTGGTGTATACTGGATTAGTAAACACAAATGTATCTCTTGTTCCATCCTCATTCCAAGATAAGAAGAACACCATTACAAACCATTTCATTTTAACTTACTCCTATTTATCTTTGTCCTTACGCTGGTCCCTGTACACACTGTAACATATCAGTACAAAAACAGCCAGTACAATTATTAGTGCAACAGTCTCAGACATGGTTGTTAGCCTTTGCCTTTTGCTTTGCTGCTTTACGTTCCCAACCTGTCATGGGCCTAACAAACTTGGTTATACCCAAGTGGTCTTGTAGTTTCTTTTGCTTGTAAGCTACGTCCTCCTCTAGCTGCTTACGCTGTACTTTAGACAGGCTCTTTGTTTTGAGTGAGCCTATCATGCGGTATATCTCTTTAGTGAGTTGCTTATCACGATTGTCCATTTGCTTTCTCCAAATATTTAATGGCCATTTTTAATCCATCCTCATTATCACCTAGTAAACCTATGCCTCTGTTACAAAAATCGCATAGCCAACCTCTAAACTTTTTTGTTTTATGACAATGATCTAGCTTAGTTTGTGTTTCTTTACCACAACACGCACACGTGTTTGCTGGTGGTCCGTGTATTCTCCTTAACACTTCTCTTTCTTTACTCAACTCACCACTGCACTTTGTGCAAGTATACTTATATGTGGGCCTGTCTCCTTTTTTGTAAGACGATATTTGAAACTTAGTGATGTGTTTTTTGGTATCACACACTACACACGTCCTAGTATTTTCTACATCTGTATATTGTTCTGGTAGTTTCCCAAAAAGATTTAACTGCATGTTTCAGACTTTTTATGTTTCTGCTTACGCACTGGTTTGGGTTTCTTCTTATCAGGTATCACCTGTGGTCGGTACTTGGGTTGTCGTAAATCCTTCGCTATCGGGTTGCTCTTGTTTGCCCTTTCTCTTTGCTTCATTGATCCATCTCCCCAAGAAGTTTACATCCTCATCATCCTGATACTTTATGTCATCACGTAGGCGTATGGCTCTAGTAGGTATGTCGCACCAAGCCTCTATCTCTTTACGCATAATTAAAGTTTTACGCATGGCGTCAGGATCAAGCGCAACAATAACATACCTTGCATCATCACTCAAGCATTGTTTGTGTGCATCAGTCAAGTTAGTACCCAGTAGTGCGAAACCAGTAACACCGGGCCATACTTTTGCTACAGTGATAGCACTAATGACATCCTCTACTAGTACGAATACACTGTTAGCTACACCGTAGCAGTATTTAGCATACTCCGCAGACTTACCGTAGCGTAGCCATTTGGGTATAGCACCCTCTAGTTCCCTGCCAATAGCATCCACAAGTATACCATCCTGATAGAGAGGAAACACTGCACGTTTATCTTTAACATCGTACAGTAACTCTATGTTTCTCAAGGTTTCTGCGTACATGCCCTGCCAGCGCATACGAAATCTGTTTAAATATCTGTTGTTTGCAGGGCTTACTACATGTTCTGGATAAACAAAGGGTTCTATCCTATTGTTTATATTACCTGTTTCGATAAGTGGCTTGATAAAGTAACTGCTCATCTCTTCTGCGGTCATACCGTAGCTGACCCTGCCTCTGGCATCACACGATAGTTTGTAGCAGTTGTAGATTATCTTACCGTCACGCTTAGTAGCAGTGAAGGTATTTTTGCCGCCACATCTAGGGCAGTCACCTCTGATGTTCTCACCTTCAGCTACGTCTAGTTTGTCCATATCAATAAGCATCTTTTATATCCTTTAGCATTTCTCGTATTGTTGCTTTAATATTTTTATTTAACTTTGTACTTTTTGTTAAGTTTTCTGCAGCGGTAATTATTTGTAAGTTTCCACTCCAATGTGGGCCTCCCTTGCTAATAGGCCACATATGATCGACGTGATGCTGTACACCTGTTGCTTTAGTAAAGATTTGACACAGTTTATATATCTGACGCAAGCGTTCCTTTTCTGTAGGACAATCACGGACTTGTTTAGGTATCCGTTTGTGTTTTAATGCTTTGCGTCTAGCAACACATGCGTTATGCTTCTCTTTATTAGCCTTACGCCAAGCTCTCGTGTTAGCTTTTATCTTTTCTTTTTCAACTTGATAGTAAGCTCTTTTTTTAGCTCTTATATTTTCTTTGTCAGCTTGATAGTAAGATCTAACTTTAGCAATTATCTTCTTTCTGTTAGCTTGATAGTAAGATTGATAGTAAGCTCTCCTATCCTCCTTACACTTGTATGGCATCACTCTTTATCCTGTTTAAATGCGCTGCGCTGGGCTAGTGCTTCTGATGCACCAGTGTAGGTGTGCTTGATGTATGGTGTCAGGCTGTTGATGTTAGTGTGACCAGACACTTGTTTAATCTGCGTTATATCTACTCCAGCCTCAACCATCTCAGTAATAGCAGTACGGCGCAGATCCATAGCTGTAAGTTTTCTAGGCAATCCTGCTGCATCTAAGATTTCATTTACGTAAACGTGTATTCTTTCTTTTGGATACGGTTTATATGCACCATCGCTAGGTTTTATTTGTGGTGAAATATATGGTTGAAAGTCAAATGCTTCTTTCTGTTGTTTAAGAACGTGCATTAAAGCACCACTGATAGGTAGGTGCACATCCTCACCTCTCTTGCTTTGCGTCAAGTCACAGCGTTTTTTGTCAAAGTCTACAGCGTCCCAAGTAAGCATACGCATATCACCTACACGTTGGCCCCACTCGTAAGCCATTTGTATTATCAAACCAATGCTTCTCCATTTGTAGTTGTCCACGTAATAAGCTGTAGATAAAAACTTATTAACTTGTTCTGGCTCCCACGTAACTTTGCGCTTTGGGTTGGGTATCTTGTCTAGGTATCGCATAGGATTAAACACTTCTACTTCATTCTTAATAGCCCAGTTAAGAAGTATAGACATAATTGCAGCTATCTTATTGGCACGATACTCACCTCTCTTTAGCCAATCATTATAGTGCTCTTGCATCAGTGGTACACCTAATCGTTTAATACTGGTGCTGCCTAGATCATCATGTATGACCATCAGGCAGTCGTAGTAGTCACGCTGTGAAGCACTACCCAGCTTGCGGTAAGCATCAGACCCCAGATAATTTATTATCAATTGCCTGACGTTCTTAGGCTTTACCATCTTCTTCTTCTTTTCCATGCAGTCCAACATATTCTGCAATGCTCCTTGCCAAATAGTGCATCAATCAAAAACACTATGTTAAGTTTACGCTTGCGCCTCCACTCATAGTTCCGGGCTGACAGTGTTTGATTATTACTGCCACCCAGAACCACATTGACTAGTACGCTAATTGCTATCAGTATTCTTATCACGTACCTTTGCATTACGTATACCTTTCACTACGTAATAGATGAAGCCAAAAACATAGGCTAATAAAAATGGTATGATTACTTGTGTTCCCGGTTGCATCAGTATGTTTACTCCTAATCATCTTCCGTAGTGAGTGCAGGGAATGCTGTAATAAAAGCAGAACGCACAGATTGTAATTGCAATACTGTCTCATACAGTAAAAACTGATCTGTAGTCTGTCTATCCCACTGGTCATATGCTTTCCACAAGTCACGCAGTGCATCTTTCTGCTTACGTGTTAGCTTGCTAAACGCTGCATTTTGTATGGCGTTTTTTGCTTGTTGCTCTGCTTGCCACTTCTCACGACGTTCTACATCCTCTTCATTTTCAACCCACGGCATTACTTTATCTCCTCAAGTTTTATTTTTCTCTCATAAGCTAAACGTATAATCTCTGTTTGTTTGTCCATTTCCTCCTGCAAAGCTATTATGATTGCTTGTGCTAGACGTATCTCAGTCTCTGCTATTTCAATCTCGCCACAAGTGCTCATGGTGTTACCTTCACTCTGTGCTGTTCAGGTGCTCTTGAGTTTATCTCTACACGTAAACCACCAAAAACATCACGCACCATTATAGGGGAAGTTTGATACTGTTCTGCATACTTTTTAGCCTTGAATGTAGCGCCAGCTATAGTTTGTGCTCTATCCAGCAGTGCATCCTTGTGCGTATCAAAACCTCTATAAATTTTGTAAATCATGTATTCACTCTCCTTTTCAACCACCTTAACACTATTGTTGCTGTTATGATTTGCAAGTATACAAAAAAGATACTTACGGTGTCAAACTCTTTTACGTTCACGCCTATGGTCGCTAGTGCTCCCATTGTTATTACCAGCAGAAACCAGCAAACCATAGGCACGGTAAATAGTATCAAGGTATATCAATCTCCTCTAGCACCAGCTTGACCTCACGAACGACCAAGCCTTTATCATTTAAACATATCACATTGTCTGGCAAGCTAGGACACTCACCAGTAAACAACGCTTGGCGTAAGTCTGGCATACTCTTATAATTATTGATACCAAGTATGCCATCTTCTTGCAGCCATATAGCAATCACTCTATGCATAGAGCGTCACCCAGCAAAGTGACGCAGCTTGCGCCCAATATTTAAACGATTAGCCTTGCGCTCTATGTACACGCTGCGCTTGCCTAAGTGCAGACCAAGCATACAGCCTTTAGTGTCAATCTTAAAGGGGCGGCGTTCAATCTTACGCTTGCGTGTCAGACCTTTGACGCCAGCAAAGTTGAAGCGGAAACCGTTAGTGCCATCATTCAAAGGCTTAGTTGCGAAAAGTACAAACATGTTATCTCTCCTATGTGTGTGTTTGTGTTTTGATTAAAGCTGTAGTTCTGTTTTTAATTGCTCATAAACAAACTTAGCTTTCTGCATTTGAGCTAACTTTTTGCAGCGCTCTATGTTTTGGCCTTTTAAATTAAGTACACCCAGCTTTACATATTTGGCATACAAGCCAGCAGTTTTGTTTTGTGTGAAACCAAGATGCTTGGCCCAAAGTCTTATGGGAAGATTCATATTTTGATTCATATATGCGACAGCTTTGATTTCATTCATGCTTACTTGTTTCATGTCTTCTACTCCGTTGTGTGTGTGTCTATAGGCTAAGTATAGCACAGCAGCAATACCGTGCTACACTGTTTGCGACAAGTTATGTTTTGTTTGCGTCATTATAGTAATTATCACAGATATATTTTAGCTTGGCTTTCTCTGGATGTCTATGTATCCACATGCCAGTGTCAGCGCTGAAACAATCCCGAAAGAATGCGTCCAGCTTTTCGTTGCCAGTGTCTAGCTTTGGATTGATACGCTGGCATAGTGCATCAAAGTCAGCGTCGCACATGATAGGTTTATCTAGATACTCGTAAGAGTAGGCAGCAACGCTCACAAGTATTCTGTTACGTATCTCAACATTATACATTGTAGATACGCTTCCAAGCTACCCATGTTGCAGCTTGCATTTGATAGGCTGTAATGTTGTGCTTTTTAGCAGCGCGTCGGTAAGCCTCTTGTAACTCAGCGCGTAATTTCTTGCCTATGTTTGGCACCTCTTGCAATGTACGACGGTCAGCATTAGCGATGCACCAAGCGTGACCGTCAATCACGCAAACGTCGTGCCCCATGATACAATAGAAAAAGTCTGTTATCTTTGGACCACGTAAGATGAAAGCAACATCATCATCATTATGCGGCATTGTTTGAAGTATAGACCACGCTTTATCCCTCATAGTGTTATAGGTGCATACCGTGCAATCCTCAACGTAACCACCTACAACGAACTGGCGCAGCATATTGTTTGCATCTTTCAGGTTCTGAAACCAATTGTTTGTCGGAGATAGTGCAGCGACTACACCAACAACAATGCGTAAAGGCAATTGATATTCATCTGCCATAACTTGGCATTTGTCTTTTGCGTCGCTGTACCAAGTCATACCGTGGTCTATTTCATCACTGGTGCATTGCTTATAAACTTTTAGAATGTTGCGAGTGAACTGTGTCATATTACTTGTCCTTCTTTGACGTGTTGCTGGTTTTGGTTTGTTGTTGCAGCTTTAAGATAA